CCCTCTTCGCCAAGCCGAGCATGCTCGAAACCAACCGGCACACCCGACTCATCAATAAACACTGACCAATCAGGCGACTCAAACCACCGCAACGTCGCCGACTCCACCAACTTGATCTTCATTGGTAAAACCTCCCTGCATCGAAAACAGGCACATGCTCTGGCGGAATGTCGCCGAGCAAACAGAAACAACCAAGCCATTCTTTGTAAGAACCTGATGCGATTCGCAACCATTCAACGCGGCCATTAGAAAGCCGCTCTACATAAAAGCTTAGTCCCATGACTTCACCTCCTGCTCGATGGCGTTGTCGATGGTTGCCCAGTTGATGCCTTCGTTTGCGTCAAAGTCTTCGCAAACGCGTTCCATGATGCACTCGATGTCGTGCATAGAGAGGTCTTCGTAACCCAAAGCCTCCGCCTCTTGGCGGATGTCGTCTGGATACCAAAGGTCTTCGATAACGGACGTGCCGTTGCGTGTTACCACTTTTGCCATGTCAATCTCCCGTAGTTGATGGCTGAGTTTGAATAGTATGCGATTATGTCGAGGTAATCAACCCCCAAATTTTCTCCCAATCAACAGGCTGTTCCATCTTGCAAACAGGTTCAGTCTGGGCAAGCCCTTCCATACGGAGGTCTACCGCCTGCCGGCCGTGGTACAGATAGATTTCGGGATTGTCTGTGTTCTTAGCCTGCTTCTTAATCAAAACCCAAACACTGGCGTGCTTATGCTTACTCAAGAAAGAAACCTGATGCGGCCGCAGTTCAACGACATTACTTTTTGTAAATTTAAGCTCCACCATGTGAAAGTTGCCCTGCTCGTCGCAGACCAAAAGGTCTGGAACACCGGGCATTGCCCACGTTTCAAGCCTCGTCAGGATCAAATTCCTCCTCGTCGATTTCTTCAACGCGTCCTTCACCTGACGATAAAAGCCGCTCTCCCTCTTGGTCGCTGTCTTCGGGATCGAGTGTTTCTCCGTTAGGGGTAATGTCGATAACGTTTGATTCATAGTTGCTCCTTATTTCTTCCAAAGCTCGCATGACTTCTTCTTTGCTCATTGAATCAATCGAGCCATGTCTAATTTCTGATTTATTTACATAGATGTCACCGTGAGCTTGACCTCGACGATATTCTGCTTGGACGGCCGCAGAGTACGCTCCATTCTGCAAAGCCAAGTCTCGGATTCGCTGAAGGTCTTTCAAATGCCGCTGATAATTAACGGCATACTTAGCGTCCAGTTCATCCCGATATTTGCGGATAGCTGCAACAACGTGCGGACAAACATTTGGATTGGTCATCTCACTGGCTCGGACGTGCGCACTGTTGGCCGGATAGCCGGCATTGATAGCGGCCTCTCGCATAGTGATCTGACCGTCGTTGCTCACAAGCTCCCGAACAAAAAGCTCCTGCTTTCGCGTTAGCTTTCGTTTGGTCAAGCGTTCCAAGCGTTCTTTCTCGGTCACAGGGTCTTTTTTTCTTCTGGGCATCAAATCCTCCTATTCAGTAAAAGGTCGTACCTGCAAAAGAAATATAGCCTTCTTTCTTATATAGAGCAAAATTCATAAAAAATTTTTTCGGATTTCCCCCGCCCTAACGCACTTTTGAATCATATATTTCTGGTTACATATTTGTAGTTACATGGTGTAACTAGTTTATGTAACCACTGAAAGTCTTGCTATATAAGGGATAGAGGCCTGTCGGTTACACGGTTACACCGGTTACGGCCAGATTTTGAAAATCGAGAACCTTCGTTTTTCTGGCTATATAAGTAACGAGTAACTTTTGTCGCCCCAAACGCTGAAAGCCCCGTGATCCGTGATCCGCGATCAATTCCCCGCGAACCACGAACCCTGTAACAGTTACGCCAAGATGTGTTTTTTTGCCCGATTTCTTCTGTTTCAAGCAGATTTCGGCAAAACCATTTCTTCGGTCATCTTGTCCCATGTTTCGCGATTTCTTTCGAGTTCACGTTCGATCATTGGATTTCTTGAGTAGCCTTTGAGCCCCATGTCGATTTCTGCCCGATAGAGGTTGGCTTCAAACAGCCAATCTTTGGCAATTTCGATTTCGTCGTTCATTTCGGCGTCTTCTGCCATGTAGGCGCAGAGTTGGTAGCAGGATTCGAGGGTGAGTTGTCCGTCGTATCCTCTGATAAGAGTCGGTCGTTTTTCCATTGTGCTGTTCCCGTGTTGGTTGAGGCTTTTAAAAAGCGGGCTTCTTAAGAGCGTGGTTCTTTGGGTCGAAACATGTTGTAGGGGTCGATGTTTTGCATCATCGACTCATGGAACATTTTAACATAGGCGTTGTAGGCTTCGATGGCGAATTCGTTTTGTTTTTCTGACGGCACGAAAAGCTGCTTAAACTCTTCTGGCGTCATTTCGATTGTGATTTTCATAGATCTGGTTCTCCTTCGGTGGTCGTATTGAAGTCGATATACCCGTACTTGACTAATGTCGCGTCGATGAAATCGACGGGGTATCTGTCGCCATAGTCTGTGTCATACACGCACAGTTCGAGTTCTGGATCGAGTTCCAGTTCTTGGACAAGGGTGAGCAAATCTTTGAGTTTCATAGGTTGCCTCCAATGGCTGTGATGTGAGCGTAGGCGACGATGAGGACGAGGATGTCCATCCAATCTTCGAGTAGGGTAAGCATGTCTGTTCTCCCGTTCAGTTGAGGCTTAAAGGTATGCGTTTATCGCATACATGTCAACCTTATTTTAAACGGGCAAAAGAAAAGCCCCGATAGACATTGGAGGAATCTATCGGGGCTTAGAGTCAACTACGGGAATAGTTGTGTTCGACTATACTGGTTTATCGGAGCTTTGCAAGCGCTCGCGCTCATTTTTTCTTTGATTTAAAAGACAGGGCTTTTTCGCGCTCATTTTTTCTTTGATTTAAAAGACAGGGCTTTTTCGCGTTCATTTTTTCTTGCAATTTCTCCAACTAACCTTGCAAATTCTAAAAGTTCTGTTGAATTTGCCATGTAAGCGCGGCCACCGATGGACTCCATGCCTTCGATGTACCGCACGCCTGCTTTGACTGCGAGGTCGTGGACGAGGTTATTGGACATCTGATGTCCGATAACTGTTATTGGACATCCACCACCGTCATGCAACAGCTATGGCAGTAGCGCCGTTCGCCGTCATGATCCGTGATCCGCGAAAGGTCTCCATCGCATCGCGGACAGCGGTTATTTCGCAGTCGTTCGCCGACAGCCGCACCGATGCTGTAATCGGTGGGTTGCGGGTTTAGGTCGAGCTGTTCTTCACTTTTACTCTTTGTCGTCATCTTCGATCAGCTCATTCATGATCTTTTCGACTTCTTTGTCGTCTACTGGTGAGTAGAGCTCTTCGAGTTCATCTTGGCTCAGGATAACCAGTCCTTCGTCGGAGTCGATTGGGTAGCCCATTGCGCGTAGAAACTGCGTCATTTCGTGGAGCATACCGTCGATACCAAGATCTTCGTCGAGTACAAACTGGATAGAGCGCAAGCCGTTGTATGCGCCCTGTGATTGGCGGGTGTAATTAATCGTGATCATGTGCATTACCTCGTTCGGTGGGTTCAGTGGTTTTCAGGCGTTCTCTGATTTTGAGTTCAAGGCGGATGGCCTTGTCCTCAAGGTGGTAGCCGGCCTCGATCTTTTTCTTTGCGTATTTGCGCAAGGCTTTCAGATAGAGGTGCTCTAATTTGCGTTCAAGTTTAGTCAGTTTCATCGGTGGGTTTTTCCCTGAAGTCGTGTGGAAAGTAATCCAGTGCGCGGGGCATGTTGATCCATTCACCGTTTTCGTCGCGGTATTGGATGGCCAATCCGTCAATCCAATCTTGTAGGAGTGGGGCTTGCGGGTGAGGCAAGGCTTCGTACATCTTGACCTTTACCGTTTTCATCGCAGGAGTTCCGACATCAGAGAGTGGACTGCGTACAGATACGCAAAGATGAGCGGAATAATCCAGATGAGTTCGGGGTCAAATTTTGGGTTCATGGCGGGTTTCTTTCCCTGTTTTCAATGCATCGTTAAGCAAGACAATGATTTGCCACTTGTAGTCGTATTCAAACTCTTCAACGGTGATTAATTCAGGATTGTCTGACGCCAACTTATACTTACGAACGCGCGGCATGGAGTCGGCGTAAAAAATACAATTCAGGTCATTGTCAGTAACTCGATAAACTTTCATACAACTGCTCCCGTAGTTTTGCCTTCGTAGTTCTGATCAATCGTAGACGTTCATGCGCCGTGGGTCGCGTTTCGGGTCATACGAATGTTGCTTATCGAAACCTTGGCTGACGTAGGTTTCAAAAATCAAACGCAGCTGTCCGCTGATGGTGCGGCCTTCGCTTTGCGCCATGTCTTTGATTTCTTCATACACTTCTCGCGGTACAAGGACGCTTTTCCAACGTTTGGTATCCATAATTTCTCCTTGTGTATGTCTGCGATTGTATGGGAATGTATCGTAGTTTACAAGAGATTTACATAAAAAAGCCGCCCGAAGGCGGCAATAAGAGGGATAATCAAATGAATCTAAAGCGGTAGCTCATGTAGCTTAAAAACTACACCGCTTCACCCCAAGACGGTCCGACTTCAACGTCGCACTTATTGGGTACCTCTAAAGGTACTGCATTTTCCATGATATTTGCAAACGCTTGTGCCTATTCTCGATCATCAACGCTCATGGCGATCTCGTCGTGTACTTGGATAAGCGGCAAGTGTCCCAGTTTATACAGTTCAACCATTGCTTTTTTGGTCATATCGGCGGCCGATGCTTGGATTAACCGATTGAGTGCCTTGTAAGTAAAAGCACGTTTGAGCCGCGTTGTTTCGCCATATTCTTTGACAGCTTCGCGGTAAGGCAAGGCTTTGTT